GTGGTGGGGTTATACAGCAACGTGCCACCGCCGCTGGTGCTTCGGATGCCGTAGTCATAGGTGCGATCGGTTTGACCGATGCCGGTGGTATCCAACGCGTCACGGTTGATGTTCAAGGTCACATCACGGACCTTGGCGATGGCTGTGCCGTTGAACCTAAGTTCAGCGCTAGCGGAGGTTTTTACTGCCATGACGTGTATCCTTTAGCTCAGTCTAAGCTCAGCGGTCAAGCTGACAGTTACATTCGAGCGCCCTGGGGCGGTGCTTTCAACGCTTGGCGGTGAGCCCTCACTGAAGCACCAAAGCAACCCGGCACCTGTGGCGCTGTTGTCGAGCCAGGTCTTGAGCGTTGCATCAGCGCCGTTGAATAGCACATCAGGCAGCGTGAGGCTATCGACGGGGCCTTGAGCGGTGTTGTATGCGCTGAGGATTGCGCTGACGTTTGCGTCGCTGATGTTGTTGAACTGCAGATTCAGCGTGGCGCGGCTTGGTCTGCTGCCCCATAGCCTGCGAGTTATTACGCCGGACTGAGATGCCTGCGTGGTTGTTGCCCACGATGGAGCGGTGAAGCTCCTGCCGGTTGGTTCGATGCTCGGGAAGGTAGTTGCCATCAGCCTTGGATCGTCCAGTTACCGGCAGTGTCAAAACCATCGGCAACTTCCAAGATGCCGGAGCTGTTCACTGGCATGTGCATTGCTTCAATTGTAAATGTGCCGTCGTCATCTGGCGTAATCCGCTCCACCTGATACACACGTACTTGAGTGCTGGGCAACTTGACGGTGAAGACGATTCCTGTGGGTTGAGCTGTCTTGCCGCTAACGCTCAGCGTTGTGTCAGTAGGCGCGTTGCCCTCGGTTCCATCCCAGGCGATTACGTCATAAGTGCCGTTTGCCAGTGCTTTGGTGCTGACCAATGCGCCCTCAGGTGTGACGACACCGTTATTGAACTCGTCATATTCCGTTTCATCCATTGCCACCTTGATGTAATCACCAGGTGCCAAGCCTGCAGTCAGGCCATCGTGCGTGGTTTTGAACGTGATCGTGTGCGTGGGGATACGACGCATTCGCACCAAGAATTTGGCGGCATCAATCGCGTGCTCGCGGCTGGTGCAATACGCCGACATGTCGAGCTGCTCGATCGGATCGGTTTCCGATCCAGTGGCCTCACGCACCAGCACCTCACGCACCACCGGGAACAATCCGGGACTGGTCGGATCAGTGCTGGGGCGTTCTTCGCGGTAACGCACTGACACCTGGATCGGGTCACGGTCTTCAGGATCGAAGTATTGAAGCTGGAAGCTACCCTCTGCGATGTTGCCTGCAGTGAACAGACCAGAAATCGACACTGCGGTGAACGAGATTGCAGGCCGGAGGAAATACTTGCCATCGATCTCACCAAATTGCAGCAGGTGTGTCGCCGCTAGATCAGCTGCCCATTGCCGAACATTGATCGGTTCGGCGACAGCGGCATCGTAGAAATACTTGCGATCTAGGCACCACTGCGCTGCTGCAGCAAACTCCGTGGTATCGATCATGTAGGACTTGATGAACGTACCAGCGCCGTAGCGGGTGTTTGTCATTAGGTCGTACAAAACATCCGGGAATAGGTGCGTTGCGCCAGAGCCGCCGAGCATTCGTGTGCATTCCTTGCCGCCGGTTACATAGACGGAGAACTGCGCGAACTGCTGAAATTCGGCAGACGAACGGATATTGATGCCAACCAAGGCAAGGTCGTCATACAGCGGCACGATGTCGTTTGGAACGATCTCGTTGACGTAAACGATCTCGTGCTCAGGGCCACCTTTAGCTGTGGTGCTGATTTCTGAGTACACAAAAGTTTCCGCCAGCTTGGCGTAATCGTCGATGTAGGTATTTGTATCAGTCTTAGGCAGTCCTTTGTAAATAATGTATCGGCTGTCTCCAGTCACCGTAAAAGTAGCACCAACGGCAAATGTCGTGTCATTTGTCATAGCCGCATCTGCAGTGAAAGTGAAGTATTCATCTTCGTCTGGTGCTCCAGACGTGCGTTCCATCGATCCACTGACGGAGACTGCTCCTAAAACGCTGTCAGTGCCAGGCAATGTGCCGCTAAAATCCTGCCCAACAAGCAACGGTAAATTGATTTGGCCTTCATCGCTTGTGCTAATACCTAGCTCTACATTTGTAGCAGTAGTTTCTCCTGCAAGAATTGTGAATTCAACCGCTACATCAGCCGCGTGAGTGTGGCCTGATGTCTGCGTTAGATAGCTGTAAAAGCTATCTAAACCGGGGACGCCAGAAGCCTCGTTGATGCCAAAAGTATCTGCAGATCGCGCAACCGCGCCACCGGCAAACACTACGTCGCAACCGTTTTCGGACACAGTTGTCGTGGTTTTTTTGTAATCCAACACATACAGAACTGATCCGCCGTCTAGGCTATTTCTTACCTCATAGCCCGCTACGGGTTCAAACATAAACTCGCGCTGTTTATCAGTCGCAAATTCAAAGCGTATGTAGTTAAAAGTTGCTTGCTGTGATTCGCTGCGAGCGCCGTATGTATTGTTTAAGTAGTTCCAGTTGGTATCGCCGTAATCGCGCCACTTGATTCGGAAGAACGCGTACCGCTCAAACGGTGTTGAAATTACACCGCTTTGGTGGAAAATGTTCAGAATATCGTCCGCGTCTTCATTCGTAAATGCTTGGCAGAAGTCCCTGTCAATCGTTGAATACTTTTTTGCTTCCTGAAAATTACATAAACCGTTGATACGTGCGCCAAGCGTAGATTTAAGTCCGATCTCAACGGCGCGGCACGGGCGTGATGTCGATGCGTGAGCTACGGCGTATCTAAAAATATGACCTTCAGTTGTGCCAACAGCGCGGTTAGGTAAATCGGACAACGCACCAGACTCGACCGCAGTTGTGTCTGTCAGATAGCTTAACTTGTGTTCTCGAACTTGTCCGGCGCGAATAACTTCAAATGTGGCGGTAACAGTCACACCAATCGCGCCGCCCTGAACATCCGCATCAGAGACAAACGGCTCCGGTGTGCGGCTTGTGCATACACCGAGTGCGGAGCCGATTTTGTAAACTTCACCGACGACTAAACCATCATCCCAAGTTTTTTGTTGGGAGGCCACAGAAGCGGCAACGTCTTTTGCTGTCGAATCGTCGTTGTCTGCGTCAGGAGCGTCATAGTTGTTAAATATAACGTCTTTATGGGATTCACTAAAAATTTTGTATGTAAGTACATCACCTACACTAGCAGTTCGTGTAGCGCTATCTCCGCTAATGCTTTCATTATTGAGCCCACTAAACGTAGTAAATGGCGCCCTAAATTTATCGCGTGCGTTCATTTGCTGAGTATCAGCTGGGCACCGCACGCGAACATCGTCGCTACTTGTTGGCTTCATCTGACTGCGAACGCCAGGCCGCAGCACTGGATTCACTTTGTACATTAAGTTGTTACCAATAGGTGAGTAAATACCAAATGCGGTTTGGGTTGATGATTTGGATGATGCACAGAAATCAGATCGCTCTGCGCTGTCCCAGTACACCTGGAAAACGTCGCCGCTGCTGGAGCTGCCATCGTCGTTGGCGTTGGTGCGACCAGCAACGCGATCCGCTCCAGTGATTCTGCCGCCATCAGCGCTGAAGTAAACCGTGACGCGGGCTGCTTTTTCTGTAGCGCTGCTGTTCTCGAACGTGTAGCCGTTGAGCGTATTGGAGCCGATGCCGAAGTTTGTCGCATCAATGCTGGCAATCGGGCCTTCACCTAGCAGGAAGACACCGCGCAGCATCTGGCCGCCGCCGAGACTGAGAATCTGATTCCACAGCATCGGCATGTTGATGCGGATGCCGCCGTAGTAATCACCGCTGATCAGCTCGCGGTTGGCGTAAACAATCGGGATGATGCTCCCAAGCGTGGCAATATCCTGCTGGCTGTCGAAGCCGTACCGTGGTGCGAATCGATCATTACGGATGATTGGATCGGTGGTGTCTTGCCGTTGTCGCGGTTGCCCCGGCGCTTGGCCTTGCGGCACCGATGGCTTCAGCAGCGCTGAAACGACTAACGCACCAAGGCCGAGTACGAGGTTGACAATCGCAAGGGCAGTTCCAAATCCAGCAACCACAGCAGGCTGCGGACCTTCGGCTGCACGTTTCCGCACCTCGATCTGAAAGTGACGGTATTGTTCTTCCGTCAGCCCAAGAATGTCTGCGAGGTAGCGATCAGAAGGCAGCATCATCGGAAACGGCAATAGTTTAAGTTTTGCATGGCCTTTAGCGGAACCCAGCGCACACCACGCTTATGATGCACGATTAAAAGCCCGTCATCTACTACGATACCGACGCCAAGCCCTGCTGCACCGTTCTCGAACAAACAAACTGCATAGGGCTCAGGCTCATCCAATGGTTCGGTTGCCTGGTCCCATAGCAATCCCAGAATGTCCCATTCAGCAGCACGGGCCAGCTCAAGCCATTCGTATTGGAAGTCAGGGTGTGGGATGCCCGCATCGTCAAGGATTGCCCACACCATCACCAGGCAGTCAGCAGCTTTGCCGCGGCGAGGATCAGCCCCAAACTCATGTGGTAAACCGATCCAGGCGTGCCAGTCCATTAGCTAACCACCAGTGCGCCGGATGTAGGCAATGCACCAACCAGTGCAGTGCTAAGCGTGCGGCGTGGCACCTGTGCTTTTACTGCATCAAGCGGTGAAGTGAGCTTCAGCACCACACGGGTGGTGTCCATGTCATACGATGCCACGCGCCAGATTTCAGATGCAACCAGCGCTTCATCAGCAAAGGTCAACGGATCAAGGCTGACCGTTTTGATCTCCAGCATGTAACGGTTCTGCACCGCTTCGGCAAACAGGTTCACGGATAGTGCATCCGTGCCAGCGACTAGGGTTGCGCTGGAGCGTTCGCCGCCACGCGCACCACCGCCGGATGACACGGCAAACGGCGCAAAGTTGTACGTCACTCCGCCGTACACGCGCTGCTCGTTGATGCTGAAGTTCTGGTATGGCGTGCCGGTGTACGCATCAGCCTGCGTTTTGAAGCGAACGTAATTGACAAAGGCGTATGCAGACATCAGATACCCACCTTTGTGCGTGTTTTGGGACTATTCTGCAGAGCTTGGAGCGTCAACGCTCGACCACGCTCAGCGGCCTGCGCCATGCCCTTGCGGTGCTGCTCAGCCGTGACGTACTCAGTGTTGTTGATTACGGTTGACTCGTAGCGCACGTCGATCGCACCAGGATCTTGCATTGCCGCGAGTCGTTCGCTGGTGCGCGTGAACGGCAAACTCACTGTTTGCGCTTGCCCCATAAGCTGCTGGGTATCCTCATTCGATACGACTTGCCCGCGCTGGAATGGGATGAACAACTCAGGCCCGCGTTCGCCAACGATGTAAGGCTCGTTTGCGTTGACGGGACCGCCGTTAGCGCGGGTGCCGAAGCCTAGGAAGCTAAGGATGCCGCCGCTGCCAGCAGGCCCAGCTAAAGCATTAAGGCCAAACTTAATCAGGAAACCGCCTAACTGTTTTAACGTGTCTTGCAAAATGCTGTTCCAATCGGCAGTACCATCAATCAAACCATCAATCGCACCAAGTAGCTGG